GGCCGGTATGGACTTCGTCCGCAACCGCGGCCTCGTCTACCCCGTCGCCGGCGCGGGCGTCGGGATGCCCTTCTACGCGGGCGCGACGGCGCTGGAGGGCGCGACCGTGGAGTACACGTCGACGAGCGCCGGAAACCCGGTGGTGGTCCGCACGGTGCGGGCCAACACCTCGGGCGGTTGGGTCGCCAACGCGCCCGTCGGCACCTACGCGTCGACGCGCCTCGAGCTGGAGAGCTACGACGCGGCCGATCCGACGAGCGGCCTACTCACGCTGCGGATGCCCTCGGCCGTCGTCCTCTTCGACGCGATGGTCGGCACCGACACGCTCATGCTGCGGATCCCCGCCCAAGTCACGCCCGACGACTACATGACGATCGGCACGATGATCGTCGGGCGCGTCCGCCTCTTCGGGCGGCAGTACAGCCGCGGGCGCGGGCTCACCTTCAAGCCAGCCTACGAGCTCGCCGAGACGCGCTCGGGCGCCCGGCGGGGGCGCGCCCTCGGGCCGACTCGACGCGCGATGGAGATGGCGTGGGACGACGGCGTCGACACGACTGGGCTGCACACCCCCGGCACGGCGCCCGACTACTACGGCCTCGGCTACGCCGGTGCCGACGGCCTCACCGCCATCGCGGACACGCCGCGGACGCTCGCGGGCATCATCGCCGAGACGGACGGCGCGGTCCTGCCGGTGGTCCTCCTGCCCGCCATCCGGCAGCAGTCGAGCGCACCCGGTACCACCGGGCTCCAGCTCCTCGATCCCGAGGCGCACCTCTACGGGCGCGTGATGACGGAGACGCTCCGGGTGGACGCGTCGAGCTCGGTGCGGGGTGACGAGCTCCGCGACCCCGGTGAGATGGTCCAGATCAGCACGGTACGCATCGAGGAGGAGGTCTGATGGCGACGACTACGGTGTGCCCTGTCGCGTGGATCCAGATCGGCAGCGCCCAAGCCGACGCGGCGGCGCGCGCCCTCATCGTCCAGGCGGGCTCGGGCGTGACGCTGACGACGACGACGACCGGGGGCGTGGCGACGACGACGATCGCGGCCTCGGGCGGCGGCGGTGGCGGCACCCCGACTGGCGCGGCCTCCGGAGACCTCGCCGGCACCTACCCGGCGCCGACGGTGACGCAGGCCCGAGGCCTTCGCGAGTCGGCGGGCCCGACGACGTTGACGATGGGCGCGGTGGCCGACGGCCAAGTGCTCAAGCGCTCGGGCTCTACCATCGTCGGCGCGTTCCTCTCGCTCGCCCTCGTCGTGTCTCAGCCCGACGCCTACGTCGCGCTTGAAGGGCTCTCCGTCGTCTACCCGTCCATCATCTCGTCCGGAGGCACCGTCGCATGAGTCTCGCCCCTCTCGCATGGCGCTACGTCGGAGCGCAGGCCTTCGCCAGCGCGACCGTAGCCTCTGCCCTTGACGCGCTCTACACCCTCGGGCTCAAGGTCACCTACGACGACGCGACGACGCGGACGCCGGGCTCGGGCTCGGCGTGGACGTGGTCGCGCTTCCAAAACGCCAGCGTCACGGAGGCCTGCTACGCCACGCCGCCGACTGACACGCTTGGCCTCCGTGTGATCCTCGCCGGCGCAGCCGTGGCCCCCGTGCCGGTACAGACGATGGCGGTGCCCGATGTGGCCGCCGCGGGAACCATGCACTGCAACGTCGTGAAAAACGCCGGTGCGTTCGCGTCGTGGAACGCGGCTTCACCCTTCACTTCTGGGCAGACGTTCGGGTATTGGCGCGTGTGGGCCTCGGCGTCCGGGGCTGGCACCGTCCGGCTGTACGAGGGGACCGAGGCGGTCCTCGTGCTGATCTCGACGGGCGGCGGCAGCATCTACGGCGTGTTCCTCGGCGCCCTGCTCGACCCCGAGAGCCCCGACGTAACGAGCGATGCCGAGAGCGATGGCAAGCTCTACGGGATGATCACCTCGGGCATCGCGACCGCCATCAGTAGCGCGATGAACACGGCCACCGCGTTCCTGGACCATTCGGTCACCGCAAGCCAGAATCACGCCGGTCTATTTACGCCCAGCGGAAGCGCCCTTCTCACCATGAACCGCCGCGCCCCCGCCAATAACGCGTTGACGACGACCTCGCTGAAGACGCGCTCAGGTCGGTACGTCCGCGCGCCCTACGATTACAGGTCGACGGCCGCCGCACCCAACGACGCGTCACTCGGCCGCCTTCGAGAGGTCAGTATGTTCGCCGATGGGAAGACCGGGACTCGGCTGATTTCGGGCGCGACCACCATCGGCTACCTCGTCAGCGGCTCGACTTCAATCGACCAGGACGCCATCATCCTGGCGCACGCATGAGCCCGGCCGTCGCCTGGGTCGCAGCCCTCGCCGCCGAGGGCCACACTCCCGTCCGCATCGAGGCGCCGGGCGTCCATCACGCCGATCTCATCGCGGCTGGGTACGCGCCCGAGTCGGAGCGCGACGGGCGAGCCGGCCACATCGTCGTCACTGACACGAACGTCGCCGAGTGGGCGGCGAACCTGCCGGAAACGTGGTAGTCTTGCGCGTGCGAGGTTGACTATGCCTAACGACGCTCCCGCTTGGTACAGCAAAGCTTTCCGGGTCGAGGGCCCCGCCGGCATCCTCGCGATGCTCCTGTCCAGTGGAGTACTCGGCGCGACCGCAGCGGGCGGCGTCGGGGCCTACACACGCGACGGCGACCTTGCCGCGGTGGACGCTCGCGTAGATGCGCGCATGGGCGCGGTAGTCGAGCAGCTCCGGCGCGAAGCCCAAGTGGCGACCGAGGCGACCGAGGCCCTCGCTGGCGTGCGCTACGAGGAGATCTTGCGCCGGCTCGACAGGATCGAGAGGCGGTTGGACACGACGCCTTGACCCCGCCCACCCTCCGCATCCGCGTGACCCGCGACGAGCCGCACGACGCCGGCACGCTCGGCGTCGTCGAGCTCGACCTCCCCGACGACGGGGCCGGCTGGATGCCCTTCGGCTACTGCTCCGAGGACGTTGACCGGCGCCTCGAGGTCGATCCCCGGATGAAGATCCCCGGGCAGACCGCGATCCCCACGGGCACCTACGCGGTGCGCCTCTACCACAGCCCGAAGCACGGCCCGGACACCCCCGAGCTCGTCGCCGTCCCCGGCTACCAGCACGTCCAGATCCACAGCGGCAACGGCGCACGCGACACGCTCGGGTGCCTCCTGTTCGGGCTCGGGCGCGACATCGGCGCGGGCATCGTGACGCGGAGCCGGCCCGCCTGCGCGTGGATCCGGGGCGAGATCGCCCGGGTCATCAAGGCCGGCGGCACGGTGACGGTGGAAGTCCGGAGGGCGGCATGACCAACCCCGACCGGTCCCAGCTCGCCGCCCTCGGGCGCCCCGTCGCCGTCCCCGGCGTCCACTTCCCGAGCGCGAGCGACGACGAGGCCCTGGGGCGCCACCTCCGCGCCGACGCAGCCGAGGACCTCGACGCGCTCCGGCGCGTGAGCGATGCGGCGATCGGGGACGAGCTCTTCCGGCGCCGTGAGGCGCGCACCCCGACAGGAGCGACATGACCCCCACCGATCGCCGCGCCCACCGCGCCGCCCGCATCGCCCACGCCCGCACCCGTCTCCCCGCGCGGTCCTGGCTCCGCGCCCGCATCGAGCCGCTCATCCTCGCCGGCCAGTCCGACGACCAGGTGGCGCGCCAGATCGCCACCGCCCTCGACGGCCTCTTCGCGCTGGACCGGCTCATCCCCGGCCCCGTGGGGCAGCTCGCCGAGGCGGTCGACGGGGACATCCTCTACGCCGTCGCGCTCCCGATCGTGAAGGGCGCGCGGCGCGCGATGGTCAAGGCGCAGATCGTGCACGCGTAGGGGGCAACCCTCAAGGAATTCGTGAGGGTTCGGGGTGTGGGAAGACCGTGGGAAGACCGGGGCACGAATGGCCGTGGAGCGGCAATCCAGGCCAGCCAGAACCGCCGCTAAGTGCCCGTCATTACCCGCGAACCGCAGCCGAGCCGCACAGGTATGCCCTGTTCCAAGATCCGCATCAACAGCGGATCGTAGAGCGGTGTGGGAACGAGTGTGGGAAGACGGCCGGGGCCGCGTGTACCGCTTTACGACGACGTGAACGGGAGCACGGCCCCGAGCTGCGCGCGGGCCACAGCTCGCCGCTTGTCGTCGAGGCTCGGGCGCCGGTAGCGTCGGGCGGCCTCGGCGGCGGAGTGTCCCTGCACGCTCGCCCCCGTCGCCGGCTCCACGTCCGACCGGCCCATCTCGTCCGTGGCCCACCGGCGAATCGCGTGCGACGTGAAGCGCCCCTCGGCGAGCCCCAGTCGAGCGGCGACCCGAGCGCAGGCGGCGGGTAGGAGCTTCATCGTGCGGCTCACCGCGGTGACGGGCTGGACCCCGAGCACCCACCGCGCGCGGATGTCGAGGGGCATCTGCCGGCGGCCCTGCCCCTTCGGGTCCTCGGTGCGGTCGCGCCAGGTGCGGAGGGCCTCGGCCACCTCGTCGCCGATCGGTACCTCGCGCTCGCCCGTCTTCGCTGCCCCCGCGTGCCGCCCGAGGGAGAGGTAGGGCATCGGCCCGAGCCGGCAGTCGGCCCACTCCAGAGCGGCGATCTCGCCCACGCGAGAGCCCGTGGCGTACATGAGCCAGATCAAGAGCCCGTAGCGGGGCGGGAGCTCCTCGATGAGCGCAAGGATCTCCTCTCGCGCCGGGGTGCGGGTGGGTCGCTTCGGGCGGGCGGCGAGCGGCTTTGGCGAGAGGATCGGGCACGTCGTCCACCGCTTCTGCCGGGCGTACTTCAGGACCATCTGGAGGACCGAGACGTCATCGTTGATCGTCTTCGTCGCGTGTCCCGCGGCGGCCCGAGCGAGCGCGTAGTCCTCGATCGCCGTCTCCTCGAGCGCGTCGAGGACCAGGTCCCCGATCGTGCCCTCGCGCTTCCGGGAGATGAGCCGCCGCACGCTCGCGGTGTAGGCGAGGAGGGTGCGCGCCGTGATCTGGTCGGCCTCCATCTCGCTCGCCTTCCGCCCGAGCCAGAGCTCGGCGGCGTCCCGGATCGTGTAGCCGCTGGACTCCCGAGCCGCCGGCGCCGCCGCGAGGTGGTCAGCTACCCACCGGATCGCCTTCGCCTCGATCTCGGCGTGCGTCCCGCGCCCGAGCACGGGCTTCTGCTTCTCGCCCTTGACGCACGAGTACCCCCTCCACCACCACCGCGCGTCCTTCTCGGTCGGCTCCCGCTCGGGGTAGACGGTCAGCGGGCCGACGACGATCGGATCGGGCTTGCGGGGAGGGCGGGCCATCTCAGGAGGCTACGCGCCGACCGGCGCTCAGTCCACCGATACTCGACGTGCCCGGTCGACCGGCGGGCGTCTCGGAGGTGCGGCCACGAGCTGGGCGCCGTCCCGCTCCCGCTTGAGCGCCGCGTTGATCTCGCCGACCTCGAAGCGCAGCCCCGCCCCCGGCGTCGGAAGCGCGAGCCCACGCGCCCGAGCCCACGCCAACGCCTTCTCCCGGCCGCAGCCGAGGTGGCGGGCGAGCTCGTCGTCCGTGAGGAGGTCGCGATCTCCGAGGCCGCGGGGTGCCATGGCTACGGCATCCCCGACACGATCTCAGACGCCATCCGCTCCCCACGCGCCCGAGCCTTGATGAGCTCACGCAGCCGCTCCACCTCGTCCAGCAGCGCCCCCACGTCCATCCGATACGCCGCCTGCCAGCCGGTGCCGGTGGCGCGGGAGAGCACCTGACGGATGCCGGTGAGGTCGAGGGATGCGACGGCGGGGGGCCCCTCGTCAATGGCGACGACTTCGGCGCCGGCCATGACTGCGCGCCACCATTCGACGGACTCGCGACATGCGCCGCGCTCCCCGTCGACGATGGTGGTGTAGGTCCAGCTTACGAGCCACCCAGATACATCCAGCACGGTCGCCTCGTAGCCGGGAAGCCCGTACCGGACGACGTCGCCCGCCCGCGGATCCACCCGAGGATCGCGCCCCTCAACATCGGCGGGGGTGGGGCGGGTCATGGCGCACTCTCCAGGGCGGCGACCAGGGCCTCGGCTTCGGTGGTGTGATAGCCGCCAAACTCGCCACCGTCCCCGATTAGCGACCACATCCGCCCGCCGTTCAGGATCCCAACAAACTGGCAAATGGCGCCAACGCCCTCGTCTTCGCACACCTCCCGCACCAACGCGAGGAGACAGCCGAGCGTGGCGGGGTCGGCCAACACCGGGAGTACCTCGGCTCCCGCGTACCAAGGCCAGTTCTCCCCCACGCGAGCGCGCCACGCGCCGTCCGCGAGGAGCATCCCCGGCATCCATCGCCAGCCCTTGCAGGCGACGGCGCGGCGGGAGAGGGCGATCTGCTCTTCGGTCATGGCTTCTCCTCGCGGCGGTGCTCGCCGCTCTTGATTCGATCCGCACAGAACGACATCCAAGGATCCCCGCCGTCTTCAGCCCATCGCTCCAAAGCGGCCCCCACGGCGGCGCGCTCTTCCTGTGTCGCCATCTCCACGATGCGGGGCAGCGCATCCACAAGCGCATCCAGGGCTTGCACCATCACCGACGCGCTCATGACCGCAGGCTCCAGAGGTTGACGACCCCGCGGCCCATGTGGCGCGTGCGGGGGACGGTGACGCACTCGGCGATGCCGAGCAGGTAGAGGGCGCGGAGAGCGCCGCACGCCTGCGCGGTGCTCACGCCGATGGCTTCGGCGACCTCGGCAGCGGGGCTACTCGGCTCGGCCGCGAGGTAGTCGCGGGCTCGGGCGCGGATGGTGGTCACGCCGGCACCGTGCCCAGCAGCGCCGCCCGGACCTCGGCCCCGTCCGCCGTCAGGATCCACCGCCCCGCCGGCCGGGTGGTGGTCGGCCGCATGGACGCCAGCCCGAGCGTGCCCGCCTCGGCCCACAGCGCGGACGAGGGGGCGAGGTGGGGGGCGGCGAGGGCGTCGCGGAGCTCGGGGGTGAGGCGGGAGAGGCGGATCACGACAGCGCCCCGCCGACGTACCCGCCGCGCCCGGCGGCGAGGGCGTCCTCGGCCGCTTCGGCGCGGGCGACTACGTCGTGGTAGTCGACCTCAAAGGCTTTGACGCCAGCAAGGACGCCGCGGATGGCTTTCAGCTCGGCGAGCTCGCGGAGCAGCTCGGCGTCGTCGTGTACCTCGAGAAGGCCGAGTTCCTCGCGGATGGTCCCGACGAGGTCTCTGAGCTGGTCACGCTCGGCGGCGAGGGCGCGCACGCTGTCCCCCTCCTCGAGCTTGTCGTATGGGTCGACGCCGGCCTCGTCGAGGGCCGCGAGCACGTCGTACAGGCGAGCCTCGAAGCCCGCGGCCTCCTGTCGCCAGAACTCAACAGTGGCAGCGCCACCCGGGGGGATCGTGACGCCCGATTCAGCCCGCCTCACGCCGCCACCGCCAAGTCAGCGCGGCCCGACTCGCTCAGGCGGTAGCGGGCGGGGCGATGCCCGTCGCTCACCAGCCAACCCTCGGCGGCGAGGCGGCTCACGAAGCGGGCGATGGAGGACTCGGAGAGGCCGGAGAGGCACTCGGGCGTGCCGTAGATGATGTGCTCCGCGATCGCCGGGGCCGTGGGACCGTAGACCTCACCCGCGAGCCAGTCCACCGAGGAGAGTACGTGCCGCCTCCTCTCCGCCGACAGCGGCTTGACCGGCGCGGGGGTGAGGGCGTCGAGGCGGGCCTGGAGGGCGTCGCGCTCGGCCTTCACCACGGCCGCCTCGTCAAGCCACCGCTGCGCGTGATCGCGGTAGCTGTCGCGGTCGGACTCGGCGACGTAGAGGGCGCCGCGGAGGCCCTCCACGTCCTCACGGGTAGAGCGGAGGTCGCGCTCGAGCTGGGTGACGATGGGCGAGACGCGAGCGGCTCGGGGCGTGGCGATGAGTTGGGCGATGCGGGTGAGCATGGGGGACTCCGAGGGGGTGAACCGGGGCCGTGACGTGGCCCCGGCGGTGGGCGGCTAGAACGGGATGTCGGCGTCAACGAGCGGGCCCCCGTCGCGCGGGGGCGCGCCGCCCCCGCCGCCCCGGGGCTCCTCACGGCGCGGCGTGACGCCATCGCCGAACCCGCCCGGGGCCTTGTTGATCCACTTCACCTTGGGCTTCGTCTCGCCCTTGTAGGTGTCGTCCTCCACCACGATCTCGACGTCCTTGTTGTAGAACGCCTGCCGCACAGCGGTTTCGTCCTCGAGGTCCATCGCCTTGTTCCAGATGCACGCCTCAAAGAGCATGGCGATCTGAAAGCCGGCCTTCCCCTCGGCGATGAGCCACGCCTTGCGGGTGCGGCAGTCACGCGCCTCGAAGGTGACGATGAGCTGGGCGAGCCCGGCGCCGTTGGTGCGACCGAACTCGTGGCCGATCACGCGCACGATGTGCTTCCCGACGGGGAGGTAGTTGCCGCCGCCGTTGCCGCTCTCGCGGTCCTTCTTGTAGTCGCTGGGGTCGAACTTCATGGTCTACTTGGCCTCGGGCTGGTTGGTGGAGAGGGGGGAGCCGGAGAACGCGCGGATCGCGCCGGCCCTCCTGCCAGGAGCGATCTCGGAGCCCTTGGCGGCGCCGAACGAGTCGACCACCTCCATGAGCTGGGCGGTGGTCCAGCCGCGGATCCAGGCCTCGCGCATGGCGTTGGACACGTCCTCGGCGGTCGGGGGCGCGTTGGTGTCACGGTTCACGGGGGCGACCGGGCGAGCGCGGCACCGCGCGTCCCGCTCGTCCCACTTGATCGCCTTGGCGAACGCCTCCCAGGAGAGGGCGATCTCGAAGGGCAGGGCGTACCGATTCTTGGCGTCGAACGCGGGGCGGCGCTCGGTGTAGAGGATGCGGTCGGGCGCGCGGTCCAGGGCCTTGCCCTTCTTGAGGATGTCGGGGGCGTTGCCGCCGTCCGCGACCCGCACCTTGACGTCAAAGTTGGCGAACAACACGCAGTCGGCCCAACCCGACCAGAGGGCGGCCGTGTCCTTGTGCATCCGGATCTGGTAGCGGTCGTACGCGGCCTCGGTGGGGTCGTCGAACTTCTTGATCTCGGTGTGGGCGAGCCCGATCACGGCCATGCGGCGCTTGGTGCGGAGCGCGTCGAGCGAGGTGATGAGCTTGAGCATCTCCTCGGCGGCGATCTTGTAGCCCTTGCCGTAGCCGCCCTCGATCTTCTCCATCGACTTCTCGCCCTTGGTGAGGTGGAGCTGGAGCAGGCGCTCTAGAAAGTCGAGGGTGTCGAACACGACGACGCGGTAGTCGTGCGGCTCGTCGGTGAGGGCGCGCACCGCGTCGAGGGCGTCGGCCCACGTCGCCACCTTGATCCTGTGGAGGTCGAGATCCCCGCCGCCGTCCTCGGGCCCGATGAAGATCGCGTTGGGGGCGCCGGCCGCGAACGTGGTCTTACCCACGCCCTCGACGCCCTGGACGACGATGCGGAGGGGCTCGTGAGACGGGCCGGTGTGAACGAGCTTCTGGAGTTGCATGGATTCCCCTGTCAAAGCGAGTTGCGATCGTTGTGGTCCCGAAGCGCCCAACCTGCCACCGGCCGCCGCTCCAGCCGAGCCGCGCGATGCTCCGCGTTCACGAGGAGCTTGGGCGTGACCGCGGCGAGGTAGCGGGTGGGGTAGGGGATGACGCCGCGGGCGATGTCCGCGGCGCTGGGCTCGGCTTCCCACCCCGCGGCGTGCTCGCGAAGGAAGGCGAGGGCCTCGGCCGGAGCGTCGGATCCGAGGAAGAAGAGCTCGCTGTCCGCCCGCGCAGCCCACGCCCGCTCGTCGGCGGTGAGGCCGGGCGAGCCGCGGAAGGACCGCCCCTTCATGCGGTCCTCGGCGAGCTCGCGGGCGATGGCGAAGTCGTCCACGATGTCGTCGCGGTCGGTGTGCCGGGCGAGCATCCCGAGCATGTCGGGGGCGATGGGGTCGGCGTAGAGGCTGCTCATCCGAGCACCCAGCACAGCGCGTAGGCCGCGCCGAGCGTGCAGAAGAGCGCCGCGCCGGCCTTGAGGCCCTCGACCGGGTCATCCGGCGGCGCCTCGGCGGCCGGGCGAGGCCAGAGGACGTACCAGGTCATCATCCACATCGTGGCGGCGGCGAGGAAGATCACGAGGCCACCACGTCAGCCGCCGCCATCTCATGGAGCCGCCGGCGCACCTCGGCGAGGTGCGCCTCGGTGGTGGTGAGCTGGGCGAGGGCGGAGACGTAGTCGCGGGCTTCGATGCGGCGACTGACGTAGGCGCCGGTGAGGTCGATCTCGACCAGGAGGGACGGGAGGGAGAGGGGCGAGGGGGAGGACATCGGGCTCTCGGTGACCTCGTCATAGTGACACGTCGGCCCGTTGTCGGCAAGATGACAACACCCGTTAGCGCCGATTAGCGCCAAAATGTATGACGAACTACAGAACCGTCCCCCGCCCGCAGCTTTGGCCCCTTGGAGCTTTTGGAGAGTTGGCGCCCTGGGCACCGCGAACTCTTGGAGTTCTTGGGGATGCCCGCCTACGGGTCAATGCCCCGTTCTACGGGTGGCGTAGCGTGTCTCGTCGCCATCGCGACAAGGAGCCCCATGCCTCACACGCCGCCCCCCACCGTCCACCCCGAAGGGGGGGGGGGGGGGGCAAATAGTCCAGTTTCCAGGCTCATATAGCGGGCAGGAGCTACAGGAGCGGCGCGACCGTAGGGGAGAGACGATCGCGGAAGAGCTACTCCGGCTCGTCGGCGGGATGAGCAGCGAGGCGCAGGTGGACACCATCATGTGGGCCCGTGCTCGCCTTCGGCGTGACTCGCGCTGACGCAGGGGGGGCGCGGTCGGCGAGCCAGGTGAGGAGCTGCCGGGCCATCGCGCGATCGGCCCCCTCGACGACGGCGAGGCCTCGGGCGGCCTCGGAGAGGAGCGCGATCTCGCCCTCGTCGAGGCCTGCGACCGCGTCGAGGAGGCCGGTGTACTCGGGCGCGACGGCGACCTCCGGGCCGGCCACCTCGAAGCTCCCCCCGCACGCCGCGACCCAGGCCTCGATCATCTCCCGCCCGGGCATCCGTGAGCCTCGCTCGACGTGGCAGACGGCGCCGGCCGTGTAGCCGATGCGCGACGCGAGAGCGGCCTGGGTGAGCCCGCTGGTGCGACGCATGGCGAGGAGGCGCGCGCCGATCGAGACGGTCATGCGCCGCCCTATATGCACCCCCCGCGGGATTCCTTGTTGCCGTCTGGACAACGTGAGTGCATATTGTCACCATGACGACAACGCTCGCTTTCGCGTCTCTCGCCCGATCGTGGCGCCCCGCTGGTCTCTCGCAGGCCGAGGCGTCGCGGCGGCTTCGCGTTGGTCGAAGCACTCTAAATAAGATCGAGCACGGGGAGCGGGGGGCTGCGACCTGGGTGCTCGACCGGATGCGGGCCGTCTACGCGCTCGACGAGGCCGACATCGCGGCGGGCGTAGCTGCGCTCGCGGCCGATCGGGCGCGTCGGGTGGCGGGTGGGGAGTGACCTCCCCCGACCACCTCCGCACCCTCGCCCTCATCGTCGCCCACCCCGGCGCCCTCGACGCCGCGGCGATCGGGCAGTCCCTCTACATGCCGAGGATCCGCGGCACCGGTGACGTGCTCGCAGCGCGGGCCGCCATCCTCGCGCAGGGGACGCGCCCCGTCCGCACCTCGACGCTCCGGCTCCCCCCGCTGCCCGCTACGCCCCAAGAGCGGCGCCCGTGGTCCACCGACGTCGCCGAGATCCTCACGGTGCTCCGGAGGCGCGGGCTGATCGAGCGCAGGCGCCCGCCGATGCTGTCCGAGGAGTGGGCCGAGCTCGATCACGAGTGGGCGATGCTCGACTGCGACGACTCCGACGAGCTCGCCGTCAAGCTCGTCGCGATGAAGCTGGACACGCCGGACGGGGCGGAGACGAAGGCGAAGCTCCTCTCGAAGCTCATCCTGTGTCAACCCATCACCGTAGCAGGCTGGGTAGGAACCGACCCCCCGGGCAACGTGCAACGCGCCGTCGCCGAGCTGGTCGAGCTCGGCTTCGTGATCCCACCCTCGAGGCGGTGGCCGACCGAGGCGGGGATCGCGTTGGTGGAGGTGGGGCGATGACCCGCAAGCCCACCGAGATCGACGTGGACCTCTTCGCCGGCGGCGGGGGCGCCTCCGAGGGGATCCGGATGGCGACGGGCGCCGCGCCCTACCTCGCCATCAACCACGACGCGCACGCGATCTCCATGCACGCCGCGAACCACCCTGACACCATCCACCTCCAGGCCGACGTCTTCGAGGTGACGCCGCGGCACGCCGTAGGCCGGCAGCGCGTGCGACTGCTGTGGGCGAGCCCGAGCTGTACGCACTTCAGTCGAGCTCGAGGAGGCGCGCCCAAGTCGGCCCAGCTTCGCTCCCTCGGGTGGGTCGTGGTCGATTGGGCGCGCGACGTGCGCCCCCGCGTCATCATCTGCGAGAACGTCGAGGAGTGGCTCACCTGGGGCCCGCTCGGCGAGGACGGCCAGCCCGACCCCGCCCAGGTCGGGGACACCTGGCGCGCGTTCGTCGGTGCCCTGCGCGAGCTCGGCTACGTCGTGGAGTGGCGCACCCTGAACGCCGCCGACTTCGGAGCGCCCACGTCCCGCAAGCGCCTCTTCATGGTCGCCCGGTGCGACGGCGCCGCGATCGTGTGGCCGGAGCCGACGCACGGCCCTGGGCGCGCCCTCGCGTACCGCACCGCCGCCGAGTGCATCGACTGGAGCCTCCCCGTCCCGTCGATCTTCGACCGGAAGAAGCCGCTCGCCGAGGCGACCCAGCGCCGGATCGCGGAGGGGATCCGCCGCTACGTCCTCAACAACCCGCGGCCGTTTATCGTCCAGACGGGACACCAGAGCAACGACGCCGGCAAGGTGCGGCCTGTCGAGGCGCCGATCTCGACCATCGTGACGAAGGCCGAGCATCTCCTCGTCGCCCCCACGCTCATTCAGACCGGCTACGGCGAGCGCATCGGGCAAGCCCCGCGCGTGCTCGACATCGGCGCACCGCTCGGCACCGTCGTCGCGGGAGGCGCGAAGCACGCGCTCGTCGCGGCCTGGATGGTGAAGCACTTCGGGGGCGTCGTCGGGCACGGGCTCGATCGCCCGATCGGGACCGTCACGGCGACCGATCACCACGGCCTCGTGACCGGCTTCCTGGCCCGCGCCCATTCGCACGGGTGGGATGGGAACGGGAGCGACACCCGCTCCCTCGAACGGCCGGGCTGGACCGTGACCGCGAAAGACGGAAGCGCGCTCGTCGCCGCCTTCCTCACTAAGTTCTACGGCGAGGGCAGCACGTCCCAGCCGCTGGACCGGCCCCTCGACACGATCGTGACGAAGGACCGCTTCGGCCTCGTGCAGGTCCTCGTCGACGGGGAGCCTCACGTCATCGTCGACATCGGCATGCGGATGTTGCAGCCGCGCGAACTCGCGACCGCCCAGGGCTTCGGGCCCGAGTACAAGCTCACCGGCACGAAGAGCCAGCAGGTAGCGCGCATCGGCAACAGCGTGTCGCCGTACCCCGCCGCGGCCCTCGTTCGCGCCAACGTGGTGACGTCCTCGCCCGCCCGCCGCCTCCGTCCTGCTTCGCCGTTGTTCGGCGAGATGGCGGCCAAGTGACCCCCCAACAGCTCCCGCTTCTCCCGCCGCCGCGCGACGTGCTCGCCGATGCGCGGGCCGTGGCCGAGCGGCACCGGCGCGACGTCAACGCGCTCTCGGGGCGGCGATGACCTTCCTCATCCCCCTCCGCCTCCCCAGCGCCGCCAACCTCCGCGAGCACTGGCGCGTCCGCCACAAGCGCGTCCAAGCCCAGCGCCAACTCGTCGCCATCTACATCGGCGGCAAGCCCCGCCCGACCCTCCCCGTGGTCGTCACCCTCACCCGCATCGCCCCCCGGGCGCTCGACGGCGACAACCTCCAGAGCGCGTTCAAGGCGATGCGGGACGAGGTCGCGAAGTGGCTCGGCGTCCCCGACAACCACCCCTCGATCCGGTGGGAGTACGGGCAGAGGCGCGGTGGGGTGGGGGAGTACGGGGTGGTGATCGTGGTGGGGGCGGTATGAAGCCCCAGGACCGCACGCGCGCGATCCTGCGCTCGACGCTCGACGCCGAGTGCCGGCTCGTCGCCATCGCCCTCGCCGACCACATGGACGTCCACGACGAGGCGTACCCGTCCGTGGGCACGCTCGCGACCGAGACGGCCTTGTCCGAGCGCACGGTGCAGGACGTGATCCGGCACGGGCTCGCCCATCGGTGGGTGCAGGCGAGGGGCACGAACGGCGGGCGCCGCACGCTCACGATCCTGTGGGCCTACCTCACCGCGGAGCATCCGTCGCGGAAGGCGGGGGTGGAGAAGAAGGCCAACCCCCGCACGCGGCGCACCGGTGCGCCGCTCGCACCGGTGCGCCCGGCGCACCCCCCACCCCCGCACGCGGCGCACCCCTCCCCCGCGCCGGGCGCACCGGTACCCCCGCACGCGGCGCACCCCATGGGTGCGCCGGGCGCACCCGAAGCGTGTACAGATGAAGCGACCACTGAACCGCCCAGGGGGGGGCCGGTTCCCGTTGTCTACCTCGACCCCTTCGAGGACCCCAGCGACCCCTTCTACCTCCCCCCCGAGGACCGCCTCCCCGCCCAGCCCACCCCAGCGCCTCGCCCTCCCGTCGCGCCTGTAGCCCCTCCCCAGCGCGCCAAGGGCCCGACCCGCCCGTCTCTCCCTCCCGGTGTCCCGAGCGACCTCCCAGCCCTTCTCAGCGCGGGCCCGGGGCATCGTGGGGGCGAGGTCGACGGGCTCACCAGCGTGGGGCGGATCTCGGTCATCCCGTGCCTCCTCGGCGCGGGGATCGAGGACGCCGAGATGCTCCTCTCCATCGCCCCCGAGCGGCTCCCGTTCCAGGGCGTGAAGGACGCGGTGGCCCTCCGCCTCCGCGCCCACCTCCGCGCGCGGTGGGGCCTCGAGCTCGGGTGTCTCGCCGAGGCCGTCGCTGCGCCCGAGCCCGAAGCTCCGCCCCCGCCCATCATCCCCGGCGCCCCGCAGTACCCGCACGAGAGTGGGTACCGGTTCGCGGTGCGGCGGGAGAACGAACGCAGGTCGGGGATCCGGCCGTTGACCTACTTCCCCGAGGCCGCCAATGGCTGAGCCCTTTCAGATCGAGGAGATCCTCGCGCACCTCAACGGCCTCTACGGCGGGCGCTTCAACCCCGACGCGGCCAAGCGGAAGGCGTGGATCGAGGTGCTCGGGCCGTTCACGAACGACGAGCTGTGGAACGCGACGCGCGCGACGCTCGCGGACCCCAAGTGCTTCGAGTGGGCGCCGACCCCGATGCAGATCGCGGCGAACGTGCCGAAGCGGGTGGGGGCCACCGTCGGGGGCAAGGTGGGTGGGTGCCCTGACTGCGCGGCCCTCGACGGCTGGCGCGAGATGGCGATCCGCTTCGCCCTCCCCGACGGCCGGCAGGACGCGCGGGTGGTCCTCGCGGCGTGTGGATGCGCCCTTGGGGAGACCCGGCGGGTCGCGGGCGTGCTCCCGTGGCGGGAGCAGTGGGCGAGGTGGCAGGGCATCAAGGCCCGGCTCCTCGCGGACGGTGGGGAGATCATCGGGGCGGTCTACACGAGCGAGCGCCGGCCCCTGCTGACGGACGAGGACCGCTACGCGCCCGACGTGCTCGGGCGACTGGAGCGGAAGCCGAGGGCCGCGGCGGTGGCGCTGCTCACGGAGGCGGTGCGCGGGCAGGACTCGCACGCGTGGGCGCGGGAGCGGCAGGTGGAGCGGGAGCGGGAGCGGGACGAACGTGGGTGGGAGGAAGCATCATGAGTCGAGCACTTCAGGCGGCCGCGCGCCGCCCCTTGGACGCCTACCACACCCCCGACCCGCTCGCCGCGGCCCTGGTGGGGCTTCTGCCCATCGAGCCGACGGACACGGTGATGGAGCCTCACGCGGGCGGTGGGGCGTTCGTGCGGGCCTTGCTCCCGGTCGCGCGCCGAGTCCACGCGTGCGACGCGAACCCCGAAGCCGAGGGGCTCCACATCGACGGGGTGTCAGCCTCGTTCGGGGGCGTGGACTTCCTGCAGTTGAAGTACGGGCGGGCCCGGTGGATCGTCGGCAACCCACCCTTTCGCGGCTTTGAGGCGCACGTCGAGCACGCGCTAACCCTCTCCCGCCACGTCGCCTTCCTGCTCCGGCTCGCCTCGATGGAGACCGCCGCGCGGGCGCCCATGTGGCAGCGGTGGCCGCTCCGGAAGGTGTGGGTGCTCGCCGAGCGCCCGAGCTTTACGGGCGGGGGCACCGACAGCGCCGCCTACGGGTGGTTCTGGTTTGACCGGCTCTACGAGGGCCCTGCCGAGATCGTGCCTGGGTGGTCGTGGAAGGGTGGGGGTGTCTCGTGATCGCCGACGAAGGCCCGGGGGCGATCCGCTTCGGCGCCTACCTCGCCGCCCCCGAGGGCAAGGTGTGGCCCGACGGCGCGTGTCGGTGGCGCGTGACGGGGCCGGGGGTGTCGCGGCTGACGCGGCTGCTCCGGCGGGCTGACGCGATGGGGGAGGTGTACCGATGGCTCCAGGAGACCGGGATGGGCGGGGTGCGGCCGGCGGCCTGGGTCGAGGTGGTGCCGCAGGAGCCGCTGAAGCGGAAGACGTACCGACAGGTCGAGGCCGAGGAGCCGCTTCCGGCGTGGGTGGTGGTGGACGAGGGGAAGCCCCTGGGCGTGTGCATCGTCGCCTACTGTGGGGCGGTGGTGGTGACGCGGCGGCTGTGCGGGGCCCATGACCGGAAGGCGCGGGCGCAGGGGATCCGGGAGCGGATCGGGCCCCCAGCGGTCGTGAAGGCGAAGGGCGTGTGGCGGTGAGCGGGGCGCCCGACCCTCGGGTCTCGCCTCCCATCGGCCACGCGATCAAGGCGGCTCCAGACCTGTCCGACCCGAAGGTGGTCCGGCTCGCCCGTCGCATGTACTTCAGCCGCTTCGCTGACCAGGTGACCGAGGCCGGGATCGAGGCAGAGGACGGGCTTCAAGAGGTGCTCTTGCGTTTGTTCCTGAAGTCGCAGTCGCCATCGAGGTGGAACCCCGAACGGGGCGGGCTGACGACCTGGCTGTTCGTCGCGACCGGGGGGGTCGTGCTCAACATGATCGACAAGCACCGACGGTTCGTGAGGCGGGCGGGCGAGGTCTGCAACGAGGGCGATGCGGCGTGCATGGCTCGTGCGGTTGAGGCCACTGGCGACGAATAAAGCGACATAGACACGCAGAAAGGTGTGTGTGAGGCCTTGACAGGTGCCCATGCCCCCTCATCGGTACCACCAAGGGGGTGTGAGAACGGTCGGACCCCCCACCCGGCCTACGCACGTCGAGCCTCGCGCGCGAGCTCTCGAAAAAAACCGCCAAAGTTCAAGGAATTGACACCCCATGAGACGGTCACGCCTTGACAAGTCCTCGTCGTCTGTGCGTCGGGCCGCCGTCGAGAAGGCTCTGCGAGAGCGCGGGTGGTCCGAGGTCGTCGTCGAGTCGCTCATCGCCGAGACCGGGTCCAGCCGGGCCACCCTCTACCGGGACCGCGACGAGATCGCGAAGGTGCTGGCGCAGGAGGAGACCGCCGGCCTGCCCGAGCGCCGGGCCCTCTTCCTCAGCGACCTCCGCCGCATCCGCGACGGGTCGCACGTCGACGGGGCGTACAGCGCCACCGCCCGCCTCCTCGACATGGAGGCCAAGATCCTCGGGCTCGACCGCGTCCCGCTCCCCGAGGTCGAGGCCGAGAAGGAGGGCGAGCTCGACACGTCGCTTGAGGGCGTGCTCCTCGAGGTCCGCAAGCTCCGGCGGCAAGCGCAGGCGGGGCACTCCTACGTCGCGGCCGACAAGCTCCTCGCCCGTGAGCACGAGCTCGTCATGTCCATCCGGCAGCGTGACGAGGCGATCCGCGCCGCCGAGCTCGCCCACCTCAACGAGGAGGGGCTCATCGACATGATCATCGCCAACGTCGCGACCCTCCCCGACACGCTCCGGGCTCGACTCCGTGAGGCCCTCGGGGAGTAGCAGTCCCGGCCCTACCCACCCAACGCCGGGCACGGGTAGGAACCGGACACGAGCGCAGCCGGTACCACGGCGCGTGACAGCTCCCCCCCGGGCCATGCTCCTCGCTCTCCTCCGCGGCACCGGCGGCCTCGTCGAGCACGTCGCGCGCCACCCGCTCGACTACTCGCGGTGGACCGAGCCCCAGGAGGAGTACCTCACCAACCGGTCGAACCGGAAGCTCCTCCGCATCGGCAACGGCGGCGGGAAGTCCCGCGTAGCCCTCGCCGACGTGGTCATGCGCGCCCGCAAGTCACACCCGTTCCGCCCCGATTGGAACGCCCGCCGGGGCCCGACGAAGCAGTGGATCACGACGGTGACCTGGTCGCAGGCCGTCCCGCTCATGCAGATGCTCCGCTCGTTCCTCGGCGAGGGGGAGCTGGCGAAGGCGCCGAACTGGGACCCCGCGAAGGGGTGGGGCAAGGATTCGCCCGTCCTCGTGTGGCCCGACGGGTCGACGGTGGGGTGGCGCACCTCCAACCAGGGCCCGCTCGCGCACGCTGGCGCCGAGCTCGACCACATCCTGATCGACGAGCCGGTGGCCGCCGAGACCTACCGCGAGCTCGAGCGGCGTGTGGCCCGCCGCGGCGGTGACCTCTCCCTCGCCATGACGCCGATCAACTGCCCCGGCGACATCGCGTACCTCCGCGACCTGTGCACCGAGGGCATCGTCGCGGACCTAAACTTCCCGATGAACGAGCGGCTCTTCCGCTACACCGACGGCGACATCCGCAGGCTCCCCGACGGTACGCCCTGCGATGCCACCTGGATCGCGGAGCAGATCCGGCAGGTGCTCCCGGCCTACCGCGACATCGTCATCAACGGCGGGTGGGACGAGATCACCGTCGACGGTCGCTTCACGGACGCCTTCAGCCGCTCTCGCCACGTCGCCGAGTTCCGCCTCGACGGCTCCGAGGTGCTCTCTCTCGGGACGGACCACGGATCCCAGGCCTTCACGGAGACGGCGGTGCTCGTCGCGGTCGACCAGTCGAAGGAGTACCCGCACATCTACATCCTCGACACCTACGAGGCGCAGCGCGACAGCCCCGCCGATGCCGACGCGCGGGCCATCCTCGAGATGCTGGCGCGTCACGGGAAGCGCTGGGGGAGCCTGAAGCACGTCACCGGCGACATCGCCCACTACGGCGGGCGCGGGCGCATCAACCGCAAGAGCAACCAGGAGCTCGCCTACGAGATCGCGCGCGAGCTCCAGCTCGGGCGCAACGCGTCACTCGTCCCGCCCATCCGGACGGCGAAGACGGGCGCCGGGGCGGGCCCCCGCGGGTCGGTCTACCGCGGCACGTCCTGGCTCTACCGGGCGCTCCTCCGCGAGGGCCACGTCACCGTCCACCCCCGGTGCGTCTCGCTCATCAAGGCCTTCGAGAACTACAAGGGCGGGAGCACCGACGAGCACGGCCACCTGGTCGACGCTCTCCGCTACGCCCTCGACCCGTGGATCAACCGGGGGCAGCAGCGCAACGTCCCGAGCGCCACGGTGGTGGTGGGGTAGGGCACTCGGTACCACGGGCGATGTCGACCCACATGCTGGCGCCCCCGCTTCCCGCCAACCCGGTCGAAGCGCAGCGCGTGGAGCACACCCGCCTCCGCCGGCGCGTGCTCTACTCGATGCACGAGGGCGACGTGCGCGCCCGGCTCTCCGAGGCCGTGGGCCCCACCCGCGCGCAGGCGTGGAAGCTCACGGACATGACGTCCAACCCGGCGTGGTACGTCTGCTCTCAACTCGCCGCGCTTCACCGCGAGACCCCCGAGGTCACGCCCCCCGACGGTGGCGAGGACGTGGCCGCCTCGGTCTCCGAGTCGGGGTTCTGGCAGCTCGCGCAGCGCGTCCAGCGCGACACCATCGGGCTGAACGACCTGTTCGTGCGGGTCGACATCGACCCCGAGACGAAGGAGCCCGGCTACCGGCTTGTCCCGCCCGACCTGGTCGAGATCATCACCAACCCGTTCGCCCCCTCCCAGCCGCTCGCGATGAAGGAGTGGATCCAGGACCCCGACAACGCCGGGCAGTGGGTCCAGCTCGTGACCGACCCGCGCGAGGCGCTCTACATGGCCCTCGACGCGGAGGGCATCGACGTGTCCGCCCGCGTGCTCAAGGGCGACTTCCGGGGCGAGGCCTACCCCTGGTTTGTCGGCGGCAAGCCCGTGCTTCCCTACATCGGGTACCACGCCGCCGAGACCGGCTACGCGCTCGAACCCTACGGTGGGCGCGAGGTGTTCGAGGGGTCCCTACAGCTCGGCGTCTACTACAGCTTCTTCGGCCACATCCTCCGCAACGCCGCGTGGGGGCAGCGCTGGATCCTCGGCGCCGAGCCCGTCGGCGGCGATGTCGACGAGGACGGCCGGCGGAGGGAGATCGTGGCCGACCCCGCCACCCTCCTCGTGCTCCGGCAGATGGAGGACGCCGCGGGCCAGGCGCAGGTGGGACAGTTCGCGCCCCCGGTCGACCCCGACCGCATCCTCGCCGCGATCGAGCGCTACGAGCAGCGCGTGGTCGAGATGGCGCTCTCGACGGTGGGCGTGTCCCGCCGCGAGTCTGACGTCCGCTCCGCCATGTCCCTCGCCGTCTCCCGCGAGGCCCAGCGCGAGGCGCAGCGGGCCTACGAGCCCGTGTTCCGCCGCTCCGACATCCGCCTCCTCCGCCTCACCTCGGGCCTCATGGGCGGCCCGGTGGACGGCTGGCGCATCCAGTACAAGGGCGCCCCGCGCGACTCCATCGAGCTCGACGCCGAGCTGACCCGGATGCAGGGGCAGATCGCCGCGGGCCTCCTCGACAAGGTCACAGCCTACCAGCAGCTCCATCCCGGCCTCCTTCGCGACGAGGCGGAGGCTGCCGTGAAGACGATCACCGAGACGAACCGCCGGCTCTCTGGCGGCGCGATCGAAGTGGTGACCGGCGCCCCCGCCGCCGATGCGCCCGCCCCCTCGGCCATGCCCACGATCGCGCTCACCTCCACGGACATCGCCTCCATCGTGACCGTCGACGAGGCCCGCGCCTCCCAGGGGCTCCCCCCGATCGGCGGCACGGACGGAGCGCTCACCGTCGCCGAATTCCAAGCGAAGAACGCGGCCGTGATCGCCGCGGCCGCCAACGCCACCGCCGGAACCCCGACCCCGACCCCGTAGACCCGAGAGGACACCCCCCATGGCTGAACCCGAGACCCGCGAGCCCGTACCCTACGAGCGCTTCCAGACCGTCGTGAGCGAGAAGAACACCCTGACCGCCGAGATCACCACGCTCCGCGGCGAGGTCCAGAAGCTGACCGAGAAGGCCGCGACCGTCGACACGCTCTCCACCGAGGTCACCCGCTGGAAGGGCGAGGCCGAGGCCGCCGCCGGCCGCTTCAACACCTTCACCGAGATCTCTGGCGCGCTCGGGTCCAACGACCCCGACGTGATCGCCGCCTTCGACGGCAAGTACAAAGCCCTCCCCGAGAAGGACCGCCCCACACGCGCCGCGTGGGTCGAGGCCCTGAAGGCGAAGCCCGAGGACGCCCCCGGCGTGCTCCGCCCGTGGCTGACCCCCGCGCCTGGCGCCAAGGGCCCCGAGCCGAAGCCGGCCCCCCGCAACCCGGCCGCGCCCAGCTCGCCCCCCAACGCCCCGGCCGCGATCGTCGGCGCCGAGGTGGCGCGCATCAAGGCCACCTG